AGCATGGTACGGAATAAATCCGTCTGCGCGAATTCGTTGAAATACCACGTATTAAATTTTGTTCTCAAATCATTCATTGCGGGAGTGTATCACATTAGGTTACATGTGTCAAGTATTTATAATAAAATACCGAGTCCTTCTTCGGAGTCATCATAACCACCATCATAACCATCCCACGTTTCAGCATCCCATTCTTGCACTTGGGCAGAATATAATGTTTCGTACGCCGCAGTTTCATATTGTGATATTTCTTCCAATATTCTGATTATTATAAGACATGCAGATATGCAGTCATCTGATGCACCCGCTTGGGCGGCATAGGCACCCTTATAACGAACATATGATTTCATTTCACTCAACAAGATATGTGATTTAATTTTAAATTGCACGCGTTCAATGAGTTCCTTAAATGTTACACAATTCTTCATCTTGCTCTTAGCAGTAGTCGTGAAACCCAATTTGTCTTTTCCTGGTTCGGAAATAAATTCTGCTAAGGTAACAGGATCTTCATCTGCTTCATGCAATGCAATAAGACCATTACCAACACCATTATTTTCAATTGAAAAGAAAACTGTTTCAGCACGATCTTCAAGGTACAACAACACGTTTTTCAAAACATCGTATAGGTCTTTTGTTGACATTGTATTGGAACGGTATTCGGCTATTTGTTTTAATGATGGGAATTCAAATACTTCAATAACACTAAAGTCTTCACCGTTACCTGATGATGGATCAACACCAACAAGATATGTAGCCGCAGGATTAATATTTTCAAAGAAAGTAACGCCCCTTACATCAGTCAATGGTAGCACACCGTCTAATTCTTTTGTAAGATTTGCCAAGAACAAAGAGTCAATTAACTGTGCATCAGAAGATAAGAATTCACATTCATACTCTTGCGACCAACGCCTTGTACCAATACGTCCAATTTCTTCTTCTTTAAATTTTTCATCACGACCTGGTGGTTCGTCCCACGTTACATGGATTGGTTTATAACCATTGGTTCCAGCTAAGGCTGCACGCCATACCTGTGCGTAAATATTCATGTCACCATTCGGCGTTGATGTCATAATGCACGCACCACCAGTAGATAGTGTTGGGGATATTGATGTCCAGAACTCGTCCTGAATAGTTGGTTTTACAAATGCAAACTCATCGAGGAACAATAATGAAATAGCCATACCACGACCAGAGTCAGCTGATGTGGCTGTTGATACTATACGGGAACCGTTATCAAAACCAATTTCGTGTTTATTCCAACCATCGTCTTTAACACCGGGCTTTAACCAAAATGGTAATTCTTCATACGCATAACGAATACGTAAGATCATTTCCATTGCGTTGGCGTTTTTGTTTGCAGCGATAAGAATTGTCTTGTCACGATTAAACATCGCAAACCACAATAGGTATGCCGCTGATGTTACAGACTTACCTGTCTGTCTCGCCGATAGGGTTACGCTATATCGCTCTGTATGAAATATATTAACCATCTTCTTTTGATAGTCATACAATTTGAAAGGTATCGCGCCTTTCGTAGGATGTTGAACCATTACATAATTCGTTATAAAATAAACAGGATCTGTAGCACACTTCAAAAGTTCTGCTATGTTATCTTCCGTATATTCTAATTCCTGATTTTCTGTTCTTAATCTGTTGTTTAATTTGCGAGCCATAATCTTCTTCCTTGATGATTATTGTTTTATTTTAGGGGGAAAGACTGTCTATTTTTATGTGTACTGGTTGGAATGAATTTTTACCATCCAATGCATCTTGGAATAATTCATAGAACTTACCTGTTGTAGCGCCGCCTGTTGATGTTATAATTATCCTTGATTTTGTAACTGATGTAGATATTTGAACGTGATCATACAGTTCTTCTTGTTTTCTATCTGACACATAAGCAAAATTGTCTAAGTGTATCAAGTCAAAACTTATACCGCGCAATGAATGTGCTTCACACGATAATGCTAATATCCTTGAATCATTATCAAATTGCATAGCGCCTTTATTGTTCACCTTTAACCCACCCTTTAAAAAATCTGGAAGATTATTATATGCATGCCGAATCATTTCTAAATTACTTATCGCACTCATCTTTTTATCAGATATTATTCCCACGGTAACAAATGGTTTAAATATAGCATACCACAACAAATACATTGATGTTGTTAATGACATTCCAGATTGTCTGGGGGCATCAACTATTGTATTGTTATCAACATAGACTTCCATCAATTCTTCTTGATATTCCTGTAGCACCACGGGAAAATTTCCATGGACTGCATTTACACAAGTAGCATAATTATCAATAAAGTAACTTGGACTTTTCGCACAAAGAGCTAACTCTTTAGGGACTTCCAATTTTTCCAATAAGTGTTCTTTCATAGTATTATTTACTCTTGAAAACAACAAGGTTACCAATCATTCTTCTTGTTCGTATATTTTAGCTTTACTAAGAATTCTATCTACAACATCCTTATGGCTACCAGCAAATACGTTGTTTTGTATATTTGTAGTCCCAGATGCTTTCTTCTTAGCAACATCCAATTTATCTTTATGTTGCTTCTGGTTTGATTTTTCTTTTGCGGCATGAAGAGCTGCTGTTAACAGTTGAACACCAACTTCCATGTTGCGGGCTTTATACTTACCCTCAACTACTTCGGCTTCGGCTACCTGATCTTCAAATGCTGCCATTGCGCGGTCATATATCTCTTGGAACTGTTCATCAATTTCATCATCTTTTTGGTCATACTGTTCTGTTTCCACCATCTCTGATGTGCGTTCGGTATGCACTGATACGGTAGTCCCAGGTTCTATGTCAAAGGCACTCTCCAGTGGATGTTCCGTCAACGACTCAATTGTTTTAACTTCTGTACTCATTTGAATATGTCCTTTTCTGATTTTAATGTGAACTTAAAGCCGTATTTATCACAGAAAAGCTGGGCCGACTGCCATTTGGACATATTAATTGCCCATGTTATACCTTCATACAATTGCGTTTTTTTAGTTTTACCTTTGGTGGTAGGTTTTTTGATTTGTTTTAATGGCTTTACTTCAACCACCTCTTTAATTATTTTACCAGAACGACTTTCATATTCTACGTAAAAATCTGGATAATACTTATGGACCCTACCAGTAGTTGGCTTTATATATGGTATTGATATTATTTCAGAACCCCAGCGGAATATTTTGGTATTGTTGTCTAAGAAATTCATGAAATTTTCTTCCCACGAAGAGCGATAAACAATATTATTTAAATCACCCATATATTTTTCGGGATTTCGGGGATGGAAGAAACCCTTCTTGTGTCCTTTGGTTTTCATTAAATCTTAAATGATTTCAACGAACCCAAGGAAAGGTCTGGTAATGTGGGAGCTTCTGGTATACCAGGTATTATTGGGGGTATTTCTGGTAGAGTTATACCACCAGTCAAATCAGAAACACTTGTGAGGGCATTGTTAAGACCATCGGCTAAATTCTGACCTGTTGGCAACAGCAATGCGGCGTCTTCAATATCTAACTGATCGAGGGGCACCAAAGTATCTACTTGTCCAGCCTCATTACCACCACCCTCTGCAGTTGCTGGTCCCGGTGGATATACAGGAACAATATTGAGTAGTTCACTACCAATACCACCACCTGTGATGCTGGCAAGTTTTTCTTGGTGTGATTTTACATCATACCTATCTAAAATATTCACCGCATCGTAGGCGAATTGTATTTCGATTTCATTTCCTACAGCGCCCTCTGCCATATCCAATTCATCGAAGTTTATATGCATTATTTTTGGATTTACATACGTACTTACCGACATATATCTACCATAATCATATATATGAAATACGCGGATTTCGTCAAAGATCGAAGTATTATCACCTTTAAGTTTTGTTAATGATGCAGATTTATCGGAACCATTACTCATACCACGGTCTTCAAAGTATTCGTGGTTACTCATGCCAGCGCCATCAAACTTTGTCCTAGTCCTTGCTATAGGGCTTAACGCCTTTATATAATTGTTCATTAAAAAATGTGTACTATTTTTTTGATCATCGAGGAAACGCATTGTTATTGGTTCATATACGGTGCGCTTGGCAACACGTGTCCAAAAATTATACATATTTATTTCTTCGTGTTCTATGTTGACGTTAGGTCTAGTAGATGTCTTCACTACAAATGCCATGTGATTTGCGGGTTTGTCCCAATCTTTATATTCGTCCTTGAATGTAAACTGAACAACAAACATAAATTTATATTTGGGTGCGTATCGTATCAACGCGGTCGCCCATGGTTTCGCACCACAAACTTCCATAGTTGCTGGCGTAATAGTCTCAGTATATATTCCTTTAGCAAGCGATGACAAGTTTTGTAGATTTTGAAAAGCATTAGGGACATCTTTCAATTTAAAGTTGCCACCTTTAACTTTATCATATACAACTTTTGCTTCAGCCCTACCACGGTTCAATACACCAGGATTAAATCTACCAACCTTTTCTGCTTGCACAGGGTTTATCCCCACTTCACCAAGAACTAAATTCGGGCCGGATGCATCGGCGCTTATGCTTGCCTGCGCAATTGCGGATCTTGTATCGCCGCTTCGTATTGCATCTGATGTGCTTGCAAGACTCCGAAGACCCCGTGCCACCCCACCGTCAAGTTCATTGAGTAATTCTACATCAGCAGCTTTTCCTAAAGCACCAAAAAACTCCTTTCTTCCAGAAGCATTGTCTTGTTGCTTTGTGGCTGTTGAGGGGCATTTAACTACAAAATTAATTCTTGGATCTATTGCTGGCATGTTTTGGAACTCCGTGTTTGTAGATGTATTTATGTATTATATCCAATGAGCGAAAATGGGGACAAAAGTCCCCATTTTCTTATCATACTCAAAAAGTATTAGGTTATGCGACCAGCACCACCTAATGCTACGCCTTCACCTTGATCATAACCACCAATGTCTTGGCGGGCAATATCATAGCGCAAATTAACTGTTATCAATACAACATCACCAGATGCGGCATCTAAATCAGTATAATCTACCTGCTGTAGCCAACAACCTTCAATTGTCCACTTTTCAATGGTTTGTTCGTTGCCGTCTAACATATCAATGTATGTTACAAATTTATATTGTGAACCTTCACCTGCTGATGCAAGCCATTGACCTTCTGCACCAATCAACCACTGTTGTTTCTGTAGTTGTGCTTGTATAACTTTAGAAGCGGTACCTGTTACATCATCTTCAAAAGACAATGAGATAGGTTCGTAGGTGTACTTACCTGCTATCCATGCACGAGAATTGTAACGATCTAATTGAATTTCGTCAAATTGTAAAACTGGACGGGCAACTGTTATCGCTTGCATACTAAGAGGTTGTGAATCTTCGCCACCGCCCATATTAGCAAATGTTATTCTCCATTTATTTTTTTGTTTTGGCTGTAGTATACCAGTTCCTACGCCTGGGATACCAAAATCATTAATTGTAGACATCTTTTATTTACCTTCCTTGTTCTATTATTAAATTGATGCGCCTGTTGCAACTACACGAATTGGTATATAAATAAATTCAGCAGCTTTAACTGGTTTCAACGCAACATCGATATACATTTCATTTCTATCTATGCGATCTGGTGTATTATTACTCTCATCACAGATTGTAACAAAATCATATAAGCCACGTTTTACTAATATATCTCCTAAGAAATTATCAACTACCGCTTTCAAGTTATCGCGGGTTAATGTATCGTTGGGTTCAAACACAAACGACAAAGTATTGTTTCTTAATTGGCGCTTGATATATGCTATCAATCTAGCAACGTTAACTCTATCAAGTGCGGATGCTGTACCAGTAGACATTTTTTGCCCCCAAACTACAAAACCTTGAGCTGGAAAGAACACCAATGGGTTTATGGCACCTGCTAAGGCACTATATTGATACAACGCATCTCGATCACCAGGATTTAGTGCCAGAGGTGTGAATTCGTTAGGTCCACCTAAATTTTTTCCAACATAACCTAAGTTTGTAATTCCTGTAATTTTACCTCTACGTATACCAGCAGGGGCAAACCATAAAAACGCAACATTATCATTGAACGTATAAGTTCTAAGTGCGGTACCAGCGGCAGAGACTGCTACATTAACACCATCTAAATTGGATGCTAGAACAGATGGGTAATAATACGCAGCATGTGTTCCTTTTAACATTTCAGTTGTTCCTGCCCATGTAGTTGTTTCATTAACATTCTTATCCATTGGCGAATCAGATATAACCATAGCTTCATCTTGCATAGTCGTAACTAATCCCAAAAGACTAGAAGTAACTTCTGGATAACCAGGACATAAAATCAAATTATAATCATATGTTTCAGCTCTAATATCAAAATTACTATTTACTGCTGAAATCAATTCAGTAGTAATTGCGTCCCTACGAGCTTGATCATTTGCACCAAGTGAGGTGCCAGTGAAAAATTCAAGGGTCAATTTGAACTCATCTGCTTCATTAAGTAAGAAAGATGCGCCATCCGCAGGTGTATAATTACCTGGTGGGGTGCCATCGGAAATAGAATCAAAATTAAATCCGCCATACGTACCAACCGCTGGGGAATCATATCCAGATGGGTAAATTGGTAGTGCTGAATCTATGCCAACCGCTCCGAAAAAATCAACTTCTGTAGATATAAAAGAAAATGATTTGAATAATTCTGTTGTTGCTGTGAGAGCTAATGATCGTAACTCAGCATCAGTGACTGTAGTTACGGTTGGTGGCAATGGTGGGGAGCCTGCTGCTAAGAGGGCATTAGCCTCATTAATAGAATCTTGAATTAAATTCTGCAATACTATAGATGCGTTAAACATCTTACCATCCCACGAAGTTCTCAAATCATCAATATCATCATTGAGGTTAACATTGGCGCGTATAACATATGCTCGATTACCAAGACCTAGATATTGATTTAATGCAAATAGTCCATATTCATTACGGGCATCGCCGTGGTGTTGTAGACCTGCTTGACTTTCCAAAAAGCTTGGCACGCCATAAAGTTCTACACTTTGCTGAAGACTCGTAACTGTACGAATAACATCAGACTCAAATGTTCCCAATGCAGGTAAAACAGTGTTAGTGTCCACCTGTGGTTGTTCTTTTTCATCTTGTGTTGCAATAAAAAACAACGGTACGGTTGGAGCCGATACTGGAATGAAAAAACTTTCATCCGTTACTGTAACTGATACTCCTGGGCTTACCAAAGTTGCCATATTAAGTTCTCCTTAACTATATAATTTCTTTCCACATATGTGGTTATTAGTATTTATACCTATTCATTAAATAATCACTAAATTTATATCTAATCAATGTCTATATCATCCGTGGTAAATACTTTATCATATTCTGCGCCCTGTGTATCCAAATCCGATATG